TGGGCATATAAGCATATCGAACTTTCACGAGCTCGTTGTCTTGTTCCGACTTGGCTTGGGGCTTGCCTGAGGGCACGCGGGCGAAGTTCCAAAGGGCATCTTGTGTGGCCTCGGTTTCTACGTCCACCCGGCGGGCGTCAATCAACTCCCATTCGTCGTCGACTTCTTCGCCCATTTCGATGAGGTAGTCACAAGCGAGGTCGAGTTCAACGGTTTCCGACAACTTCTCGGCCTCTACGGGCTCCATAGGCGGCACTTCTTCGACCGAGACAATGGTAGGTGCTCCCGCCGCGATGAAGATGGATTCTAGGGCGCTTTTTACGATTCGTTGGTAGGGCTTGATGACTTGGCGGTCGAACAACTCCGAGGCGACTTCAAGTTCTTGGGTGTTGCCAAGTTGTCCCGCCGTCTTAACTCCGAACATAGCCGAAGACACCACGCGGTGACCAACCATGATCTTGTCGGACACCTCGGTTGAGAGAAATTGGTATTGTTTGTCGGCATCGGAAAGCGGGAACGGCTCAAAGTCGGGTTTGCGGTCGGGAGAGTCGGAGTAAGTCACAATGAACTTGCCGGCATTCGTAGCCCCGGCCAATTGGCGTTCGATGTCGTTTCTGATTCTCAAACGCTCCTCCTGCGCTGGGACTCCGTTCTTGAAGTGAATCGTGAACGAAGGGGCCAACCCGTTCTTGATGTTGTTAATATGGTATTTGCCGATTTCCTTGTCGAGCTCGATGTAGTCAATCGAACCGATATAGTCCGGCTTGGGGTAGTAGTAGGAACCGGGAGAGAACGGCTTGACGTACAAGATTTGGACGGGGTAGTCCACCGAGTCGGACGGGTCAAACGCACGCACCACCTCCGGCTCGCACGTCTTGTCGGCCCAGTCCTTTGAATAGTAGTAGAAGTTGACGTCCTCGTTCTCGTCTACTTCCGCGCTCCGGATGTTCTCGAACGGACAATGGCGGACCTTGGCGATGGTGCTCCGGTCGATTGAGTACACCACCTCCAATGCGAACCCGCCTTGAATCTTGAGGTCGAGACACGCCTTGCGGACCTCGTCTTGCAAACCCCACTCCTCAATCTTCAAACGCGCCTCCAACGTATCGGCCTGTACGCCGTCGCCGAAGATCATGTACGCAATGGACGTGCATAGGGCGTTGTGCGTGGCGCTCGACTTGTAGAGGTCGATGAGGTATTGAGGGAAGAGGTTGTCGTCGCCGTAGTTTACGAACCCTTGATTCGAGGGCTTCTCGGCGTACGAACGCTCTTGGTATTCTTTGAGCTTCAGTAATTCCATGTCATTCGTAATATATGACGTTGTCAGGGATTGTCACGGTTGGGATGGTCCACGCGGGTTCGTCGCTCACCTTGCAAGTGCCCACCTCACACACCCCCACCACCACCGCGTCCGTGGGGTCGAGGTTAAAGTCGGAGTTTTGGCCATAGATAGTGTAGGTGTAGAGGCCCGATTCGGTCAAAAGGATTTCCCCGTTCACCGGGTCGTCGTTGTTTGTCGGGAGGTCCGCTTGGGTATATCTCTCGTTGTCGTATTGAAAGTTGAAGATGCAAGCAAACTGCTCCTCGGTGGCCTGATTTGTCAAGACCAAAAGGTAGTCCGTGAATGCGGCAAGGAACTTGCGCGCTTCAAACGGCGTGGTATAGACGACGTTGGTGGCAGAATTTGGGACAAGGTGAATCATAGGTCTAAATAAAAAAGGGGAAGGCCAACGCCCTCCCCCTCCTTGTAACAATAACGGCCTAAGGTGGCCCGGTATTTTCGTAGTCTTACGGTGCAGCGTTGATGACAATATCAGCGTCAGTAGGCGCGCCTGAAGTCAAGTCCAAGAAAGGAGCGGGTGCTACCTCTTGTGCAGAGAACTCAATCGTGAATCCGTTTTGGTCGCCGGCAGCGGTTCCGGTTTGAGCCGTTCCGCCTGTGACTTCCACCCCGTTCTTGTGGCCCATGACAAACCAGTTGTCGTTGTTGTCTTGAACCAAGACACCCATGCGACCCTTGACGAGGTTGCTGATTTCAGTGATGTCTGAAGCGGCAACCTTGTTAAACGTCACCGAGCAAACTTGGTCGAAGTAGACCGTACCGGCGGCGAGGTCGGAGGTGATTGTTTGGTTCAAGGAACCAGACCCGCGCGTCATGTCGTAGGTGTAGAATTGTTGGGCAGTAGTGGTGACTCCGGCAACTTCACCCGAGGCAATATCTTCCCACAATCCATCAGTCCATTCCGTAACGTAGATGCGTTTGATTCCACCGAGGGCATCCTTACACCCTACACCGCGTCCGGCCAAAGTAAGTGAACAAGCCATGTTCTAAAGGTTTAGGGAGAGGCGGGGGAGCCCGAAGGCCCCCCGTTGTCTCGGTTAGTTATTAGCTGGTGCGGTATGCGAAGCTCACAGAAGGAGCATCCACAACCTGTGTACCTGCTGAGAATTGCATGATGACGCGGGTAACGTCGTCACCTGTGACACCTGTCAAATCCAAAACAGACGCTTGGATGTGGTCGGTCAAGAGGTTCGTACCGAAGTACAAGTTCTCACCCTTGCTCAACAAGAAAGTGTCGTTCGGCATTCCACCGGGTGTGATGATTTCATACCCAGCGTAGCGCGTTGCCAATCCGTCGTTCAAGAACGGCAGAGAGTAATCCGCTGCGAGGGCTTGGTAGTAGAGTTGTGCAGAGGCACGAGACATGAACAACTTGGTGTTGGGGTCGCCAGCGATAGCGGAAGGAGCTTCGGCTGTCAAGCCGGCCAAGCGTGCCAAGATGTTTGCGGCCGTAGTTGCGCCTGTCAACTGCTGCATGTTACCGGCTGCGTAGCCGTCCACCAAGTGACGACACAATCCGTCGAAAGAGGTGTACGTTGCTCCGACGTTGGTTCCGTCTGCGCTGTTGAAGTTTCCTGACCACAAGTTGCGCTCCACAGACTCGGCCACCTTAGCGGCGACGTATTGAGCCGTGTAAGTCACGAAGTCGGCGGGTGCTCCGTCGTTCTGAGAACGAATCAAGGCAGACTCCCACGTGGCGCGGAGGTCGGCGTTGCACACCTGCTCGTTGACTTTGAGGGCAGCCGCTTCGAGGACGGCTTCACCCACGGTCAATTGACCAGAGGCAGGGGTTGAGAAAGCGCAGTCGTCATTGGCTTGGATAGCCGCGCCGGAGAACTTCCGGAGAACTGCTTTTGAGTGGACGTTTTCGAGTACAGACACGTACCCGTTTGCGATGGTGTCGGCTGCGAGGATAGCGGCAGACACGTATGGACGCGCTGCAACTCCTGCGTAGGTTCCGACGGCAACTGTTGCGTTAGCCATGTTTTAGGAAAATTGATTGAGGAGGGCAGAGACGCGCTCCGAGGTTGATAGATTCTTGAGGTTGACGGGCTCCACGTTGGCCGTGGGTGCCGCGTGCTTCAAACCACCATCGGCGGCTTGCTTCTTCATTGCTTCGAGTTCCGCTTTTACGGCGGCGAGTTCGACCGCTACGGGGTCGTCTTGTGGTTCTTCGGTTGCTTCGGCAACTTCTTCCACTTCCGGTTCTTGTGAGGACATCTCTTCTTTGTCTTCCGCTTCGACTTCCTCTTCTACGACCTCCTCGGCGGGTTCCTCAGCGGGAGCGAGGGCAGCGATGGCCTCGGCGATCAATGCCTCGACCTCTTCGCGGGTGACGTAGTTGATGGTCACTTCTTCCATCTCTTCGTCTTCTTCGGACAACTTCTGGTCGGGAGCGTCCTTCGTAGGTGCGTCCTTTGTAGGTGCTTCCTTTGCGGGTGCTTCTGCGACGGGCTCTTTGGTCTTGGGCGCGTTGCTGTCGGCCTTGCCTTCTTTGCCTTCGCCCTTGCCTTCAATGCCGGCTACCTTGCCTCCGTCGGCAATTTTGAGCACGCTTCCATCTTGCAAGGTGTAGTCACCTTGTGGGAGGGGGATGCGCTCGCCCTCGTCGTTGATGATGTACGCTTCGGCACCTTCGGAGAAGTCGTCGGCGTCGGTGTAGATGACGGTGCCGTTTTCGAGTACGGCTTCTGCAAGTTCGGTCCGGGGCTCCTCCGTCACCGTGAGGT